GCCAAAATGGAAGAGTACGTCAGAAACAAACTAATTACTATGCACTCCGCTAGAGTTTTTCATGAATTGAAGACTTTTATTTGGTACAATGGTAAACCTCAAGCAATGCGTTCTTACAATGATGATCTCGTAATGTCTTTAGCAATAGCATGCTGGGTTAGGGACACTGCTCTTGCAGAAAATGAACGAGATATGGCATATAAGAAAGCGATGCTTGGAGGTGTTTTCAAAAGCACCACAACCATGAACACGCAAATAAAAGGTCAAAATTTCTATAAAGAAACGTTCAAAGAAAAACATCAGGAGGAAATTGAAAAAGCAAAAAACTTTTTGTGGATATACAAAGGATAAAAAATGGCTCGCAACGAAAGAAACCCGAACAATAATCAAAATCAATTGTTCAAATCACTAACAAGAATCTTCTCGGGTCCCTTGACCTTACGACGAACACAATCAGGTAGACAGCTTAGACGCCGACACTTGGATATTTACGCAAAGCGTTTCAAGTCAGCGTCAGGTCAGCAGTTCAAAAAGACTGAATATAACCCAATGAACATCATGACGCTCAACATGATCTCAAACAGAAACCGAGCAGAGCGCTACATCGACTTTGATCAAATGGAATTCACTCCAGAGATCGCATCTTCTCTAGACATTTATGCTGATGAGATGACAACTCACTCTGCATTGACACCAATGCTTCATGTTAAGTGTACAAATGATGAAATCAAATACATCCTACACTCTCTCTACTTCAACATTATGAACATTGATCATAACCTTTTTGGCTGGGCAAGAACGATGTGCAAGTATGGAGATCTCTTTGTCTATCTTGACATTGACGAAGAAAAAGGAATTCAAAATTGCATTGGGCTTCCACCGCAAGAAGTTGAAAGACTTGAAGGTGAAGATCCAACAAATCCAAATTACGTTCAGTTCCAGTGGAACAATGCATCACTGACTCTTGAAAACTGGCAAGTTGCTCACTTCCGTGTTCTTGGAAATGACAAGCATGCTCCTTACGGAACTTCCGTTTTAGAGCCCTCTAGACGCATCTGGAGACAACTTACACTCTTAGAAGATGCAATGATGGCCTATCGCATTGTGCGTTCACCTGAACGTCGTGTGTTCAAGATCGACGTTGGTGGAATTGCTCCACAAGATGTCGAGCAATACATGCAGAAAGTGATGACGCAAATGAAACGACACCAAGTTGTTGATCCAGCCACAGGGCGTGTAGACTTACGTTACAACCCTCTTTCGATTGAGGAAGACTACTTCATCCCCATTAGAGGTGGACAGTCTTCTACAGACATTGTTAACCTTCCTGGTGGGCAATTCACAGCCCAGATTGAAGATGTGAAGTATCTCCGAGACAAATTGTTCTCGGCATTAAAAGTTCCGCAATCATATCTCTCTATGGGAGAAGGTGGGACCGAAGATAAGACAACCCTCGCACAGAAGGATATCCGATTCGCAAGAACAATTCAACGACTTCAAAGAGTTTTAATTTCTGAACTTGAAAAAGTTGGAATCATTCATCTTTATACACTTGGCTATCGTGATGACGATTTGTTAGGCTTTAAATTATCTCTCAACAATCCATCAAAGATTGCAGAGATGCAAGAATTGGAACATTGGAAAACCAAGTTCGACATCGCAGGAGCAGCAACAGAAGGCTACTTCTCTCGTCGATGGGTTTCTGAAAACCTGCTCGGCCTTTCTCAAGAAGAATATCTACGAATGCAAAGAGAAATGTTCTCTGATAAGAAATTCATGGCAGCCCTAGAGGCCGCTGCTGAAGGCGACTCTGGTGGTGGCGACTCTGGCGGTGGTGGAGACCTCGATCTAGGTGATGACTCTGGAGGAGATTTAGATCTTGGTGGAGACGATGGCGGAAGCGATGAAGCCCCAGCATCTGACTCAGGTGAAGAACCAGATCTCATGGCAGAGCCACCGGGGAAACGCGATGATGATGCAAAGCCTCGTGGACCGTATAAAAGGCACAAGCTATCCTATAGAAAAGGCGGCATGAAAAAGCAAATGAATAACACAGCCCTAGGAGAAATAGGTACGACACGAAAGACCTTTCCAGGGAAAGTTGGCTTTGGTGGTCTAGACTCTCTCGCGAGAGGTGTGACTGAGGCTATTGATTTAGAAGAGACTCGACTATTTAAATCTGAACTTCAAATTAAAACATTACTAGAATCACTAAGCAAGAAAGGAAACAAACATGAAACATAATAAGAAAAGAAATACCGCTTTTCTTTACGAATGTCTGATTCGTGAATTAACAAAAGCAATTGTTCAAGAAAATAAAGCGAAACAAGTAAAAGTCAAGGGTCTTTTAAAAGAATTCTTCTCAAAAGGAAAGGTTCTTAAACAAGAGCTTGATATCTATCGATCTCTACTCGAATCAAAAGAGTTGGCTGTAGATTATTCACGAAGACTACTGTCTGAAACAAGGAAGGACTTTGATATGATCAATCGCAAAGATGTCTTCAATAAACAAACGGCATTAATCAATCGCATCAATAAGTCCTTAGGTTCTGATTCTTTTGGAATCTTTGTTCCAAACTATAAAGACTTGGCAACTGTCGGAATGTTTCTTCAGCAAGACAACCTGTCTGCAAAAAAGAGAATCATGCTAGAAGACAACTGTGTAAGATATCTCAGTAGATCAGAAAAAGTTCTTACAGAAATGAAGCATCTAGATAATCTTGAGTTTAACATGTTTGTAAAGAGATTTAATAACACTTATGAGCACTCGCTTTTGACAGAGCAAAAAGAATTATTAACAAATTTTATCACATCATTTTCCGATAATGGATTAGGGCTTAAGTCTTATCTAAATTCGGAAATTGCACGTCTTAAAGAGTCCGTTAGTACCGAGATCATAGAAAGTCGATCACCGTCCATTGTGGAAAATTTTAAAAAAGTTAAGGCAAAGCTGGACAGTTATGCAAAACATCCTTTAAATGAGGCCGTTGTGGAAGAGGTCTTCTACATTCAAGATCTTTTAGCGGAGGTAAAAAGAAATGTCAGTTAAAGTTAGGATAGCAAACGAAGAATCTGCTGTAGAAGAAGAGGCAAATGGTTCGGTTAAGATTAAAATCAAACAAATTGATCAACCGGGAGAACCCTCAGAGCCGACAATTAAGATCGAAATCATAGACAAAGAGCGTATAGAGTTTGAACTTCAAGCAAAATCCGCTGTCAATGGCGATCTTATGATCTTTGCACACAGAGATATAGACATCGTTCTGAATCAGAATGGTCGCAAAGTTACGGCATTTGCAAAGGAAATGAATTCGGACTTTGTTTACGGTGCTGAGTCTCGCTTGTTTGAGTTCCTTCGTAAGAAAGGAGTTCTAGAGTTTGACTCCATTCAAGGTGGAAACATCTATGGCTCAATGGAAGGAAAGCTGATGGATGCAAAAGAACATGATGTTAACAAGATAACCTTATTGGCAATTCACGAATGGATGAAAGACGAAGAGCCATACATCAAAAGACTCAAGGGTCACGATGAAGACGTGAAAGACCACATGGTCGATCCTGATGGAGAGTATTCAACAGAGCTTGGAGAAGTCCCTCACGAAGACCAAAAAGGATCCATTCGACAACGGAACCTATTCGCACCCTATCTCTATGGTAGATACACATACTAATGAAACACTGGAAACCTTTATTTATTGAGAATAGCAAGATACCCGTCTGGTTGTCTTACGTAGCACCAATCAACATCGGCGCAATTACCTTGGGCCCGATTGTTATATCTCGTGATGAAATGTCCGAGACAACAAAAAGACACGAAACAATTCACTATCAACAATACATCGAACTCGGATTCATCGGTTTCCCAATACTTTATCTTGGATGGTGGGCTTGGAACTTGCTAAAGGGTCAGGATGGAGATGCTGCTTATTTTAACATCCCATTTGAGATTGAAGCCTACTCTAACGATGAAGACGAAAACTATCTAGAGAATAGAGAGAGGTTCTCTTGGAGACATTGCATTTTATCCTAGCTGCTTATGGCATGACTTTCATGATTGTGCATGGTAAAATCTTCGAAGACATCCGACCTAAGAAGGACTACACAAAGAAGTGGAACACCCTGTGGAACTGCCCTTTGTGTATTGGTTTTCACGTAGGTTGGGTTTTAATGCTTCTTTCACCGTTTACCGAACTATTTAGTTTCGAACGTTCTTTCGGGAACGCTTTTGTTCTTGGCTGTATTTCAGCCGGAACATCTTATTTAATTTCGGTCTTAGTCGATGATTTTGGACTAAGGCTATCGTCGAGATCAGGAGGTGATTATGTCGATGATTAGTACGCGCTGGATGTTACAACCAGTTCGTCGCTGCTGCTCAGGCTCGTAGCGCAGGCGGGTAACGCCCGCTAAGGGTGGAGCTTAGCTCTGCCCACCTTTTTTATTAATGGAGAAAAGAATGTCTAAACAATTATTAAGAGAGTTCCATGCCCTTTGTCCGGATGGAAGATGTCTCGATCTCTTAACCGAAAGAGAAAAGAAAGAAGTCGTACAAGATGGAGCAGTCTATTTGACTGGTCGCATTCAAACGGCGGACAAAAAGAATGGTAACGGTCGCAAGTATCCACACAAAGTTCTCAAGAGAGAGATAGATAACTACATGGCCATCGTTAAAGATAATAGAGCGTGTGGTGAATTAGATCACCCTGACGACTCCGTAATTAACCTTAAAAACGTTTCTCACATGGTCACCGACTGTTGGTGGGAAGGTAAGGACGTAATGGGCAAGATCAAGGTCCTAGACACTCCTAGCGGTAGAATCCTAAAAGACCTCATCAACGCTGGTGTGAAGCTTGGGATTTCATCTCGAGGGCTCGGGTCTGTTCGTGAGTCAATGGGGGCAACGGTTGTTGAAGAAGACTTCCAACTAATTTGTTTTGACATTGTATCCGAACCATCAACCCCAGAAGCCTATGTTTATCCTGGTGAAGGCTCCAATAAGCCTTCAAGATTCTCCACAAAATTGCGAGAACAAAAAGAAAATAATATTGACAATCTATTTAAGAAGATCCTTGGAGACTAAATGAACAAAGCCGAACTTAAAAAGACACTTAAGCCACTCATAAAAGAGTGCATTAAGGAAGTCATCTTTGAAGAGGGTATTCTCTCTGGGATCATTTCAGAGGTTATGAAGGGAACCGGCACGCAACGCATTGTCGAAACCCAAACACAACCAACTTATCAAAAACCACAAATTGATCACGAAGCAAAGCAAAGAAAGTTGAAAGAGCAACGCCGTAGAGTGCTTGACTCGATTGGCAAAGACTCCTATAATGGCGTTGACTTGTTCGAAGGAACAACTCCAATGTCCAGTAGGGACAGCGGAAGATCATCGGGCTCACCTCAAGGAGCGAAAGCTCTCGATGGAGTAGCTCCCAATGATCCCGGTGTTGACTTGTCCGCTTTTGGTTCGGCTTCGAACTTGTGGTCTAAACTATCAAAGGGAAAATAATGGCTACCAATTATACAATGAAGCCTCGTAAGAACGAGGACATGGAAAAATTTATCAAGCGCTTTACAAAGAAATGTAAAAAACTTGGTATCATTCAAGAGATGAGAGATAGAAAGGCTTTCGTATCTCCATCGGAAAAGAAGAGGCTCGCACGTAAAAAGTGGAGAGCAAATCTTAAGAAGAAGAAGCAATAACTATTTAGTGCTAAAGAGAGGGAAAATTATGAGTTCAAATATCTATAGCGTAGGGCTAAACCATGTTGGTGCATATCAGGTAAGTGGAGTACCGTTTATTAGCGGATCTACAGCCACACTGACCAACACTAATGATGACTTAAGATTTCAGTTTCCAAGTGTAACCAAAAGCATTACATTCAAAAACAATCATAACTCTCAAGCAGTAAACGTACACTTCGCTCCATGGAATGCTGGTGACTACGACTACACCTATGGTGCATCAACAAACAATAACTATATCCAAGTAGATGGTGGCCACGATGTAACTCTACAAGTTAAGTGCAGAGAAGTTTTTATCTCATCAACTATAAATAGTCAAACTTTAGACTTTGAAATAATAGCAGAACTAACAAACATCCCAGCAGCCAGAATGTTTAGTCTGGATGGTGTTGAGGGAGTGGCACAATAATGACTTTTAGATATAGTGTTGGTTTACAAAACGTTGGCTCGTATCAAGTCTCTGGGAGACCATGGTGCAAACACTTTGAGACGTCTGCTGGGGATATTGAATATGTTTCTTTCCCGAATGTTACAGAATCCTTGTGGGCTCATTTCGATGAAAACGGCACCGGACATCAAATTCAACTTTGCTTTGCCGAGCCTAAAACCGGCATGGACATGCCCAACGATCAAGAATATTTTGAAACATCGAACTTGTCAAGCAAGAACCTTTCCGAATGGACTGTTGGCTTTTGGGTTAAAGGTGTTCCTTCGGGGGGCCGCCTAATCGAGTTTACAGATAAAACTTCGGTAGTTGTTGCAAACGCAACTTCTCTGAGAGTGGCTGTTGAAAATGTCGTGGTTGGGACAGGAGCGATATCCAACTCTGACGATTGGAACTTTGTTACCTTAAGCGTTGGAGCATCTAATACTTCTTTGTATTGGAATGGGCAAAATATTTTTAATTATGCCGTCACAAAGACCGTTAACGCTGGTGAGCTCTTCATAGGTACCTATAGAAATACTGTTAACTTTAACGGCCTTTATGACGACATGTCTTTGTTCTCAGTTGCGCTCAACGATGATGAAGTTTACGAAATGTATCAAAAATCAAACAGGCTTTCATCTTTGCAAACTCACTCTAGAGCAGCTGAGCTTGTCTCATTTTGGGACTTCGAAAGTAACTTATATAAAAACTATGTAAGCAACCCTGACGATGGGCGAAATGTATACGACAGAGTATCTGACCATAACCTATCTTGGAATGCTGCCGGCAGTACAACCCCTGCTGACGCGACATATGTATTAGGTTCGCTTTCTGGAAAAGCACTTAGAAATCACAGCATATCCTTATCAGGTCATACGGAAATTCACTTACCTTTCAAAACCACAGGAATAATTTATTCATCTTCTAATTCTGATGAGTTCTCCCTCTTTGCTTCTCTTACAAGCATTCCTGCATCTCGCATGTATGAATTAACCGGACCGGGAATCGATGAGTAATGGCGAAGGAATTTGGATGGGCATATGTTGCTGGTCGACAAGGATCGGGCCCCAAGGGTTCGATTCAGCTAGCTGGTGAAGGTGTAGAGCTTGATCATGATACTAATCTCATTTGGTCTGATGATCTTAATTCTCTCTTGGTATCCGGTAATATCGTCGCTCATAACTTTGAAATCCAAAACCAAACAAAAACAGTTTTCAATTTCGAAGTGTCAGGGTCATCAATATTTGGTGACACCGAAGACGACCTTCATCAATTTACCGGCTCTCTAGACGTTACTGGCAATGTCTCTGCTCTTAACTTTTATGGTTGGGGTGGCGATCTAGACGGTGTTGCGATTAACTATTATACTAACCATGGCGACAACAGACTTGTAACGTCAGTCAGTGGTGATACGGTTAATGCAGAAGAGAACCTCACCTTCGACGGTGCCGTTATGAATGTCGCTGGGGACATCAATGCAATCGAGATTGACGCAGCACAGTTAAGTGGGACCATTGGACTATTCGACTCTGTTGATGTCGAAGACCTTGATGCGACACTGTTTACAGATGGAACCTTGTCTATAACCGAAGGATCTTTGACAAGTGCAAACCATATACAGTCGACAACACTTGAAGGACTTCTAACCTCACCATCACAAACAAACATTACGGAAGTCGGAACCCTTACAAGTCTCAATGTTGCAAACGATGCAACAATCAATGGAACTCTCTATGTCAAAAGTGGCGAGAGCAAAGTCGGAGTAAACGTATCCGACCCTCAAGCAACATCAGAGATTCTATCAACATCAACTCAATTACGATTGACAAGTCAGCGAGGAGTGTTCGGTGTTCAAGATCTCGAATATACGGACTTACACACAAGCACAGATGGTGACTTCACCATAAGCCCATCTAATGGCAAGACAAGCGTTACAGGAGACCTTAATGTTTCTGGTGACCTTGTTGTTACAGGATCCTTCACTGCTCGAACGACAGATTTTAGCGTCTCAGCAGACACTCTAACTCTTGGAGACGAAGCAACTGACACGATTATTGTAAACGCCGATACAGTGTCTGTGCCAAATGGTCTTGCAATTGACAATGGGTTATTCATTAATAATGGACTCATTGGAGTTGGAGACTATTCTGACGGAGCAAAGTTTGAAATCGAAGCAACATCAAATCAATTTAAAGTTGGAACCACAACCGAAAAGCTATCTATAAGCGTTGAGAATGGCTCCACAACTCTTTCAACAAACACATCGACCTTGGACATAGCCAATAGCACAAACGTGCTTGGAGAGCTCATTGTTGGCTCAAATAGCGACATTGTTTTGGACAACGTTGGACAAATTTCATCATCCGTCTCTGTTTCATCCACAACCGGTTACTTCACAAACATTACATCAAGTGTGATCACAAATGGCAACACAACGATTAATGGTGATGATATTCAAACCACAACTCTTGACGCAACAACAGTGAATTCTACAATTCTTGGAGGTACACTTACCACCGCAGCACAGCCGAACGTAACAAGTTTAGGCACGCTAACTTCACTTAATGTTGCAAATGCAGCAAACATTACTGGTAATCTCTCCATAGGCACCAACAGCACAACGCGAAAGGTCGAGATCAAAGACACAAACCCGCAAATGAGATTGACAAACACCGATGCAGTCTTTGGCCTATCAAGTCATACATATGCAGACCTCCATGTTCAATCAACCGGAGACCTATCCTTACTGCCCTCTTCGGGAAAGGTAATAATCCCACAGCTAAACTTGACAAATATCCAACAAGGATCTTCAAACAACTTCCTATCTCTTGACTCCAATGGGAATGTTATCCTGGCCCCGGCAGTGCAAGCTGGTATAGAAGTAAGAAGCAGAGTCGTAGTGACGGGCAATTACTCTGTGGCAATCGATGACTACTTTGTGGGAATCCAAGCAACTCAAAACCTAACAGTTACTCTACCTGATGCTTCATCACTGTTTAATGGACAAATCATGGTTTTGAAGGACGAGTTGGAAAATGCTGATGTGTTTACAATTACTATCCAAGCAGCTGCGAATCAACTAGTCGAAAACAGACAAAGCATCACGCTTGCATCTCCTGGTACATCTATCAACATTTACACCGATGGCCAGTCAAATTTCTACACTATGTAAGACTCTACATTCTCGGTTTCACCGAAACAATAGAGTCTTTTTATTTTTTTTGGGCCATTCAAAAGCTAGAGTCCAAACTAGCAAAATTAAATTTTCCTTTAGTCAATTGACATAGTAGTTATGTGTAGCCGAAAGTGCGTCGCACTTGCGGTTATATAAACATTATTTGGAGGAAATAATAATGGGAAAATTAAATATTGGAAAAATTATTTATGACGAGCAGGTATCAGAACTTGATATGAGCTCAATGCCAGCTGGAAGACTTACACTTCCTACAGGCGCTATTAAGAATCTTACAGAAATCGACGCTGGAGTTCTTCTTGGAACAACAAACATGCCACAAGCTGGTGGTGGGAAATTGGTTCAAGAAAAACACTTGGTAGATTCTATCGATTTTGCAGAACAAGGTCGTCAAGCTATTCAAGCAGACGTTGACCAAAATGAAGCAACTGCTTTGGCTGGTCGTCAAGGTATTCAAGCTGACGTAGATCAAAATGAAGCTGATGCTGATGCATCTTTTGCAGCTGCTTTGGCAGACCGTGGCGCAGTTCGTTCTGAATTTGCTGCTGCTGACACTGCACTTCAAGCTTCCATGGAAGCATATGCTGATCAAGCAGAAGCTGACGCTAAAGCAGAAGCTGCATTCAATCTTGCTGCCGAAGCGGTTATCGCTCGTGCTGCTGAAGTTGCAAATGCTGCTGCAATCGGTGCTGAAGAAGTTCGTGCATTGGGTCAAGAAGCTGCAATTCGTTCTGAATTTGCTGCTGCTGATGCTCTTTTAACTGCTGCTCGCGCTGCAGGCGACCAAGCATTGCAAGACCAATTCGACACATTGTTGGCTGGTTCTAGTGTTGATTTGGACACATTGCTTGAATTAGTAACTGCTTACGAATTGTCTGATACTGGTATTGTTGCTTCTATCGTTGCTCTTCAAGCTGACGTTGATGGTAATGAGTCTGATGCTGATGCATCTTTCGTAGCTGCTGCATCTGACCGTGCTGCAATCAGTGCTGCTTTTGCTGCTGCTGACGCAACAGAATTAGCTCGTGCAACTGCTGCCGAAGCTCTTAACGCAACCAACTTGGCTTCTGAAGAAGCTGCAAGAATCCTTGCTGATGGTGCTGCTACATCTGACCGTGCTGCTGTACGTTCTGAATTCGCTGCTGCTGACTTGGCAGAACAAACTGCTCGCATCGCTGCGGATGGTGTTCTTCAAGGAAACATTGCTGCAGAAGCTGCTCGCGCAACTGCTGCTGAAGGTGTTTTGACCACTGACTTGGCTGCAGAACTTGTTGCTCGTGCTGCTGGTGATGTTCAAGGTTTGGTTGATGCTAAAGCTTATACAGATACTCGCGAAGTTGCTGAAGCTGCCGCTCGTACTGCTGCTGATACTGCAATTCAAGCTGCTCTTGATGCTCAAGAATTGAAAGAAGATAATTATGAAACATCTAACAATGCTGCTCTTGCTGCTGAGACTCAAAACAGAATGAGTGCTGATGCATTCGAAGCTAACGCTTCTTCTGTTGCTCGTGCTGCTATCCAAGCTGATGTAGATCAAAACGAAGCTGATGCTGACGCATCTTTCGGTGCGGCTACAACTGACCGTGCTGCAATCCGTAGCGAATTCGCTGCTGCTGATGCTTCTGCATTGGTTGCTTCTCAAGCTGCTGCTGCTGCAGAGCAACTTCTTCGTATTGGTGCTGAAAATGCAATCCAAGCTGACGTTGATGCTAACGAAACTGCTTCTGTTGCTTCATTTGGTGCTGCTACATCTGATCGCGCTGCGATCCGTTCTGAGTTTGCTGCTGCTGATGCTTCTGAATCTGCACTTCGTGTTGCTGGTGATGCAAACTTGCAAGGTCAAATGGACGCATTGATGGCTGGTTCTTCTGTAGATTTAGATACATTGGTTGAACTTGTTGGTGCATATGAATTAGCTGATACTTCTATCATCTCTTCTATCACTACATTGCAAACTGACGTAGACGCAAACGAATTGTATGGTGACACTGATCGTGCTGCTATCCGTTCTGAATTTGCTGCTGCTGATGCTGCACTTGAAGTTGCGATGGATGATGAAGAAGCTCGTGCAACTGCTGCTGAAGCTGTTTTGGCTGCTTCTATCTCTACCGAGATGGCACGTGCAATGGCTGCAGAAGCTGTAAACGCTGCTGCAATCGTTTCTGAAGAAGCTGCAAGAATTGCTGCTGCTGCTGCAGAACAGACTCTTCGTATTGGAGCTGAAGCTGCAATCCAAGCTGATGTTGATGCTAACGAAACTGCTTCTATTGCCGCTGCTGCTGCAGAACAAGTTGCTCGTGTTGCTGCTGAAGCTGCAATCCAAGCTGATGTTGATGCTAACGAAACTGCTTCTATTGCTGCTGATGCTGCTTTGACTGTTTCTGTTGGAGAAATCAATGCTGGTAAGATCGGAATTAACTACTTGACTGAAGCTTCTGCTGCAATGGGTACTGCTACTCATTACGTAGTTAACGCATCTTCTGCGAAGACTTTCACTATTCCAACAATGGCCGAAAGCCACTACATCATGGTTAAGGTTGCTGAAGGTTCTTCTTCTGTAACGTTTGCTGCTGGTTCTGGTGAGTCTATCAACGGTGACGGTGGTGATGGCGAAGTTGTTCTTCACGGTGGAGCTTCTGCAATGTTCGCTAAGAAAGGTGGAGTTATGTACATCTTCTAATCTTCTGATTAGCCTGTTCATAATGCCTTAGAGGTATTAATCTTGGGCCTCAGAGGAAACTTTGAGGCCCTTTTTCTATTAAGACACATTTCTATGGAGGATTTAGAATGTCTGTTACAAAATATACTGCTGGTGTGTCCGCACCGGATGGAGCATCCGAAGGGGTATCTCCAGCTGCGAATCAAAACACAATGATTTGCATTGGCTTTGTTGAAATCGAAGTCTACGGAAAACAAGGAGCTAACTGGGTTTTGGTTGGCACAACAACTGCTGACGACAAAGTCGTCTTCGTTCCTTTCACAACTTATTCAGAAGTCTTCTTCAAGTCCAATTCAGGA